GGCTTCGACGTAGCTGTCATAGTCCTGGAACTGGTCAAGCGCCGGCTTTCCTGCGGCTGGCGCAGCGGGTTCAGGCGCCTTGGCTGCGCGGAACTCCGCCAGCTGCCGCTCTGCCTCTGCCGCGCGACGTTCGGCTTCGTGGCGCGCCCAGGTAATCTCTTGGATGCGTTCGCTGGCGCTTTTCTTCTTGCGCACAACCTCGCGTTCTGATTCTTGCTGCTGCTCGGCTTCCTGCTGCTCAACAGCAGGCTCTTGCGCCTCAGCCGGCGCTTCCGCCTCGACTGGCGCAGCGGTTTCTACTGCTTCTGGCGTGTCGTCAAAGATCAAATCTTCCATCACTGCTCCATTTGCGGCACAAGGCCGGGATCTTGCTGGCCAGTGGCCATTGCAGCGCCTGCTAGCGCCGGAGGTGGCTGCATCTGCTGCGTGAGCATTGCAATCCACCCTTTCAGTTCTTCCACGTCCTGCCGTGACGTGGCATTGATGCGCGCGACATTCTCAGCCGACGCGGCCTTGATGCGCTCCTTCTCGATGCCCTGTTCGGCATCCTGCAGCGCCGCCTCAAGCTGTTGGATGTGGCCCTGCGCCTGCTGCATGATCTGCATGACTTCTGGCGGGATTTGAGGCGCTTCGCGCTCGTTTTCGTCCAACAGCTCAGGCGGGATGGTCTTGGCGATGCGCTCTGCGATCTCTTCGGCGCCAGGCCAGTCCATCGCGCGCACAACCTTATCCCCGGCGATGTCCATCAACTTTGGCCACGACTGCCCGAACGACACCATGGACTCAGAAGCCTCCTGCCTGAGCGTGCTGTAACTCGGGCCAGCGGATACCGTGCAGTCATACTGCCCAACCGACATATCATTGATCGTCGTCTTGAGCTTGCCGGTCTTCTCGTCCATCTCCGGCTGTTCGAGGCGCTTGTTGATCGGCGCCGATGTAATGGTGTCGTCCTCGCCCATGATGCGAGCCACGCGTTCGGTGTCGAATAGGCGTGGGATCATGTCGAGCAGGCAGCGCCCTGCTTGCAGCACGGCGCGGTTGAGGTTATCGGTGTAGTGGAAGTTTGCGACGCCGCCTTGCCGCTTCTGTTCGCGCTCTTGGATGCCTGACGTTGCCGGCCCGCGCTCGCCCAGGGCTGCGTCAAACATGCCCGTGGTAGCTTTGATGTCGTCCGATGCGTGCGCAGCCATCGTGATGGCGCCGACTGGAACATCTGCCATAGGCTGGCGCATCGGCGGTGGCGCAAGCTGTCCGCCAACGGTGCGCGGCTTGTATTCCAGATACGCAAATGATCGACGGTTGGCTTGCGACCATTGCGCCTCTTTGCCCTCGAATTGCCCCTCTGCGCCGATCCACGGAGACTTGGTACGCATAGCGTACTCTTCAGTCGCCGCAGTCATCCAGTAGTCATACATGCGTGACGGGTCTTTGGCGCCGCGAATCACTCCGGAACGGAGAACCTTACCCTCGATGTCAATCTCGTTGCCATAGACCGGGAATACCGGAATCCATCGGCACGGAACCTCTGACGACTCCAGCACCTCGCCGAATTCTGCGCTGTCATCGCCGACGCACTTTCCGGCAATCTTGTAATTCACGACGCTGCGGCGAGCGCTTTTTCGCGACTTGGCGATCGTCACGCCAGGCGGCAGTGACAGCAGTTCGGACATCCATCCTGTTTCGCCATTGCTCAAGCGGATGAGTTCATCGGCGTCTTCTTCGACGCGCAGATATTCGGCTACCAGAATATCATCCATGTCATCGCGCGCAGCATTGCCGGTGGTATTGCGTGTTTTGGCGATCTCTGAATCGGGATATTTTGAGCAGAATTCGGAGACGCCAAGACGCTCCTCAACGAGCACGCGGCGCGCGTCGCTGCCATCGCCCTCGATGGAATCAGGATCGAAATGGACGGTTAGCGGATTGCGAATGCGCACGAATCGCGGAACGACATCAAACGAGTCTTCACGCTCATATTCGGTGATGATGCGGAAATACCCCAGGCCAGTTTCCGATGCGCTTCCTATGGCGGTATCGTAGGCGATGGATGCTTTGCTGTTGTACTCGATATACCGGATCATGCCTTGGCGGACCTTCGCCGTCTCCGGGTCTGACTCCGAATCGACCGGATGGACCTTGATGCTGAGTTTGTTAATCCGTTGGTCGTTCTTGATCTGCCGAACGAATGTCGACAGCTTGTCAATCGTCAGGACCGGGCGCCCTTCTTTTTCGCGCAGCGCAACATCGCGAGAATCCCAATGCTTGCCGGACAGGAACTTCAGATCATCAACCGAAAGACGGCGATTTTCAGAATTGACTTCAATGCACTTGTCGCGAAAGCGCTTGGCTTCCGCGAGTATCTCGTCGTGCTTTTTCTGATTATCTGGCATGCTTGGAAGCTAGCACATCCATCCGCCAGATGCAAATGATTCTTCTTCGTCTGCCGGCTTAGGTTTGCATCGCGCGATATCTCTCCCGGTTCCGATCAAATAGCGCGAGGCATCCATCAGGTGATCGTTCTTCTTAACGACGCGCCCCTTGTCGTCCCTGCGGTACATTCGATATTCCGAAATCCAATCAGCGCAGGACGCAAACACCTTGAGCTTTCCAGCAGAAAGCAGCGTCCATATTTCGTAAATGCCAGCCTCTACCGCGTTATTCGCCGGAGTCAAGTCAAGGCCCATGCTCTGGTACATCTCCAGCAACTGATGGCCATCAGACTGCGAACGACCGCGCGAGGCTGGATCAATCGCCCCAGGTATCCACTTGCCGCGCGCCTTGATTGCCTCTGCATGGACAACCGGCTCTGCCTCTCCGCGGTAATGCTGCGAGTAGAGATAGCTGGTCGAGGTCTCCCTGTCGAATGCGCCCCAAATCGCCGCCGTGCGATTCCAGCCGACATCCATGCCATAAGCTCGCGGCCAGTGATTCGGCAGCGCAAAATCCGGGATAACAATATCAGACTCCGGCACAGGGTAGATTGCGCCGCTGCCGAGTGCTGGAATGCCCTTTGTTCTGGCGTCCCTCTGGAATGGCATGTACGACGCGAAAAGCATTTCCTTTGCGCGCTCGTCCAAATGCGGCACATCGTCCCACGTCGCCAGAATTACAGATCGGCTTGACTTCTCGTCTTGCTGCTCGTGAATATCTCCACCGGGCAAGAACATCAGCACGACATCGGACAGCCCAGCCAGTGGCGTGAAGGTCAGCAGGATCAGGCCGCGCGTGGTTGCGGTCCGCGTCAGGCATTCCTCGTAAATGTCCGCTGGCGGCTCCTCGTCAAGCCAGACAAAATCCTGCTCAGTGCCCTGAAACGGCAAGCGGCCCTGGTCAAACGATTTGAACGACAGTCGAGAGTTTCCGCCGTGCTTGCTGCGCACTTCAACCAGTTCGACACCATCAGGCACGCCAGGCATTGGCACAATCCGCACAATGGATTCTCCAGGAATCATTCCTGTGCCGCGCGCGTTCTTTGGCCCAAGCAGCTTTTCAACGAGGATATCCCGGACGGTCTGGCGCGTATCGCCAGCAGCCCATCCTTTGGTCTTGCGGTCGAATCGCCGGCCATTCCACCACGCCGGATAGTTTCCTGTCAGATGCAGCGCAACCTCATAAGCGCCGACGCCCTCAGTTTTTCCAACGCGGTTGGCAGCCATGAACAGGCGCTGATGATAATGCGCACCATCGGCAAAGAACCGCATGTGCTTCGGATACAACTCACGGCGCAGCGGGCCATCATCAGGATAATACGTCAGCCATTTGCGCTGATTATCTCGACGGATGCGCTCAGATAATAACGCCTGAAATTCCAGCTTTTCTTGCAAGGTCAGCGATTCGAGCATGCAGTTCTTCGTCTGTTGTTGTTTCGATTGTCAGCGCTACTTTGTCGTTCCACATCTGCAAATGGCGCCCCTGCAATTCGCAGGCCTTGAGCGCAGACGTGTGATTGATCATCGCCTCGTTGCCGTGCTTGTCGTAAGCCTTGCGCATCGCGTCTTGCTTGATTAGCTCGATGTCGGTCAGCACGCGGTCTTGCGTTATCTGTGTGCGTTTTGATCTTGCGTCTATCCCGGCAGCAACAGCCGCCGAGATGTCAGGCTTTGACAGGTTTTCTTCTCCGATCTGCCGCGCCGTCTTTGCGCTATAACCCGCACGAATAGCCGCCTGAGTCGCGTTCAGATCAATCAGGTATTCATCAACGAAAGCGGCCTGTTTAGGTGTCATGATTTATTCCCCCCTCGGCTGATTGTCTCATAATCAACCGCAGCGCTCTATAAATCATCCTGCTTCGCCCTCTCGCTCTCAATCAGCAGCGACAACAAATGCCGTGCTTTTTCCAAGTCCTCGACCCGCCTTTTTCTTTCCATCGAGATACGTACTTGACGACGGCGCCCTCGCTTCCATCGCGTCCGCCATCTCGTCCCCCACAATCGCCCGCCAGTGCTTCAAACATGCCAGGCAATACTCCTGGCAGTGTTCGTTCTGTTTAAGCCAGCCAGCAGCCTCTGAGACGGTTGGCGGACGCGTTTCAATCACATCAATCCCCGTGCCAGCTCGCACCACCGCGGCAGCGACATCGACAGCGGATCGCCGCCGGACTGGAACAGGTCAGGAGCCAGGTCTGCCGGGTCCATGAACGCCACCCATTTCGCGCGGCTCTTGCGCCAGAACAGCACCGGCTTGCGTCCTGAGTCCTGCGCCTGCCGCACCGCCTGCGCCCAAAACGCGGGGAGCACCAGCGTTTCCGTTCGCTTGACTTCAATCGCCCATCCGGGCACGTCAAGGCCATCACAGCCCCCGTCACGCGCCGCGCCGAGCTTGCGCTGTACCACGATGCCAAGCTCGTCTGATAGCGCCCGGAAAAGCTCGCGCTCACCGACTTGCCCCTTGATGCGTGCTGCTGCCATGGTTATGCCTTAGCCTGGAATTCGCCGCACCAATCGTTCTCGTCGGTTACTGGCCAGGTGGTGTTGACGGCTGCTTCCATTGCGTTCCCCTCTTGCTCTGACCTTGAAGCGATCAGCAACGGTGGCATGCGCCGGCAATACCCGACATCTCCCCAGCCGTCTGCCTCGCTTCCTGCGTTTTTGTAAAAGCCTTCTACGTCGTGAAACTTGCAGTTGATGCAGCTCATCAGAATCCCGTTCAAAAAATAAACTCCCCTACTTCCCGAAAACCTCGCCGGGGGGTATAAGCCTTGCTGCGCAAGGGTTTGACTAAACTTCCCTACATCCCCCCCCCCTTACTCTCCCTTTTTATATCCACACACGTTTACATGGACACACGCATAGCTTCGGGAAGTAGGGGAGTTTGCTCAAAGCCTTGCCAGTCAAGGGTTATACTCCCCGACGCTGTTACGGGGAGTTTGGAGAGGTTTCATCGTCTGGCGTCGTAGCAACCCACTTGAAGGATGATGGGCCGCGTACCTTCTTCTTCTCGACTCGCGCAATCTTCCGCACGAACTGGAGAGAACTGAGCACATTGACCTGCCCCTTCTGGTCCATCTTTCTGAACATGGCAGACTTCTTCTCAAGCTCCCATTCGGCCAGCCCCTCACGGCTCGCTGTGATGACTTGCAAAACCTGCTTCTTGATCGACTCAAACTCCGAATCAGCGACGCACGTAGCCAGCTTGTCGACCGTGCGCAGCGTGTAGTGACGAGCGTAGTCAATCGCCCACCGCGCCGCATCCTCCGTCACATGGTCGTCGCCACATCCAACGGCCACGATGAGCGCCAGACGCATCGAAATCTCGCAGCAGCGCCCGAACATCTCTGCCAGGCCCGCCTCGTCGTGAGCGTCCATCAGGCCAACCGCCTCGCGCTCGAAATCGGCGAATAAACGCCGCGCGCCGCCGCTGATTGGAATCGTCTTTGTGACCGCCTGAAGAGAAGGCGTCATGTCAGGATTGGCCAGACCGTCGTATGCGTGCGCCTCCGTCGCCCAGGCAATGACCGACTTGGGGATCTCGTCATTGCTCGATGCGCTGCCGACCTGCCGGCCGATGTCGGATTCCACGATCAGCAGCCGATTCAGGAACCCGTCACGCGCCGCAGCACTGCCGATGGCGTCAAAGAATGTGTCCGGAGTTGTCATGCCGAGGATCGTCAGCGCCGGATTGCACACGGAGCGATCGCGCATCATCTTGGCGGCTTTCTCGTCCATGCCAAAGGTGCTGTAACCCTGTGGCCGCATCGTGCCATCGCACCGCGCCCACACTTCCATAAGACACGTCAAGGCGCTGTTGGCGCGCGCGTTGTTCTTGATGGAAGCAGCCTCCAGAACCTTTCCGAATTCATCAATGATCGTGATGTGTGACGGCTGGCCATGCAGCGCCGACAACACGCCGGAGTTGCTGGTATAGGACGATGGCCCGATCAGATTGGCAAGGTCGCAGGCTTCGAGCAGCTTTTCCACCGCCCACTTCGCATGCTCCTTGCCGCTGGCCGACTTGCCGATATTGAGCAGGTACAGGCTTGGCCAGTTGTTTTGATCGGTGCGATAGCGCCGGCCCATGACGGTTGCGCAGAAAGCAATGGCGCCCTGCACGTCGAACTGTGGCTGTGGCTTGCGACTGGTTGCCCCGATCCACCTGGCCACTTCTCCAAGGATTCCGGGAGGGTTCAGCAAATGGTATGGCGTCTTGCCTGGTTCTTTGGTCTCAACCGGCGTAACAGACTCTTCGGGAACAGGAGCATGAAGCACAGCGATTCCGGTATTCAGCCACCCACCGCGCTGCGCAAGTGCGAAAACAGTGGCCTTCGTGATGCCAGATATCCCCTTGCGACTGAACGACCGCCACACTCGCGTAGAGTCCGCCGGGTTGTACTTGTGCGACGCCTGCGACCACGTATCCCACAGATCGAAACCCGCCTGTCTGCCCACGTCGTTGTGAATGGCCATGCCGACATCAACCCACACCTGACGATCGTCAGAGCAGATGTACTCCAGCGCTGCGCGAATCTCTGCGACATCTGCATCGCTCGCCGCCATAGCTGGCGGTGCATCATCGGAAACAGTCGCCACGTGCGCAAGATCGCGTATCCAGTCAGGCAAATTGGACGGCAGCGCGCCATCGGTAGGATCGCTTGAGCCTTCCCACTGGTAGTAGTTACCGCTCGCGTGATTGGATGGTGCGGCCACGATGTAGCCGTTCGCCTTCACATCAACGCCCTTGCCGAGCTTTCCCGGCAATGCGTAACCCGTCGGCAAAACGAAAACCCGATGCTCGCCGCCGCCGCCAGTGAATGCCAGCACGTCCGAGACTACCGGGCCATGCTTGGCCTCGATCATCTCCATGGTCAGCAACCCGCCATTGCGCGGATCTATATCAATTGCGCACAGGCCGGACGGCGCCAGATGGATGGCAACATTCGCTTGCGGCCGTTGCGCCCACCAGCGCCGAATGGTCGCTTCATCCGTCGTCGCGTTCTTCTGTCCCCAGGGCGCCAGCGCGCTCAACGGGTGCTTGCCTACGTTATCGCACTCAGCATTACCGCACGCGCACTTGCCGTCTGACGCCACCTGCCAAACTGGAAAAACATGCCAGCCAAGCGCGGCATAGCGCAGCGCAAAATCAATCGGCGTCACTGGCGCCTTTCCGGAGATTGGGATAACAGCCGCCGCCGTCACTTGACGCAATCCGGGCATCGCCACCCGCCGCCGACAGCCTTCTTTCTGCCTGCCGTTCCCTGGTTCCAGTAGCGCCCGCACTGCGCGCACTTGTACGAATACGCAGTCATCGGCACGTCACGCACATCTGCTGCCGTGCGCGCGCGATAGCCTTCGACGGTCAGCGGGTGAGTGCCGAACATCATGCCCACCACCCGTTGTATAACAACACCTGAAAGGTTAATGGAGAGCGCCCCTTCCAGAAAAACGAAAGCTGAACGCTCTGGCGATGCTGCGCGTTAGTCAGCATCGCCAGCTTCTTGCGGTACGTCTTGACCTTGCGCTTCACGCCCGCAACACCGGAAGAAACTCGCGCCTGACAAACTCAACGCCGAGCACGTCACGCACCTTGTCGGCGTACTCGTTGAGCCGCGTTTGTGCCTGCAGCAATTCCTCGCCG